AGCGGCTAAAGCTGAGTAAGGATGTTCATCAAAAGGAACGTTCATTAGTTTTCTATCATTAGAACCCCAACTAAATGTTCTTTGATCAGAAGATAATTTTAATATCCCCATTTCAGTTGCTCTAATACCAAAGTTTCTAAGAACCACATTATCATCATTTACTAGTTCTAAGAATAACGCTGGGTTTCTCTTAGCATATAATAGTAAATCTCTTTTAAGCTCCTTAGAACTCATCTCTGATACCTTAGAACCTAGTTCTACTCGCATAACAGCCTCTGCCATATCAACATCAATAGATTGTGCTGCATTTAAAGCTTCTATTTCCATTTCTAAAACATCTATTTCGTTAGCTGCTATAGCTTGCGGTTTTAGCTCTTTGTATAGTTTTTCTCTATTAGGATGATATAAAGATAATAGTTTTTGAAGTACAACCTTAGATTTTGGTAAAAATAAAACTCCATTTCTAAAAATTATATGTGATAACCTTTGGTCTCCTTGCATTTCATCTACAAAACAGGTTTTTTGGTTTTCACAATACTTTAATTCTCTTTCATAGCCTTTTTCTTCGTCGAAATAGTATATGCTAGAAGCCTTAATAGATTTACTTAAAGGTTTTCTATCTCTAGTTAATATATAAGTTCTATCTTTTATCTCCCATCCATCTACAGAGTCACTAATTGGCTCTGTTCTTTTTATTTTTGGTTGTTCTACAACCTGAGTTGCTTCAACAACAACCTCTTCTTGAACTTGAGGCCCTTGCGCCTCAACTTTTTTTGTTTTCTTTGCCATAATATAATATATAATAAAATTAGTAAAAATAAAAGGCCGAGGCCGAAGCCCCGGTCTTTTAAAAATTGATTAGCTCAATAACATAAAGTTATTTGCACCTTGTGTAACTAAACATCTTTCAGAAAGCATGTGAACTTCCATTGCGTCTAAATCAGATGTAGTAGCACCAACAGAACCAGTAACCCAAGTTTTTAATCTTCGATTATCAGTTTGCGAAGCTCTATATCTAACATGTAAAAATGGACGCTTAAGATTTTTACCTAACGTGTTATCGTACACTGTACTTACCCCAGCTGGAATCATAACCCCTCTAATAGCGTTAACAGCATCAGTAGCGTTAATACCACCTCTACCATCAAGTTGGTTTAAGTATTTCCAGTCAGACTTATAGAAGTCATAAGAACCTCTACGGAATCCAGAGAAACCTAAGTTTAATGCCATGTCTTCAGAGTTGTCGAATACTCCGTAAGAAGTACCACCAGCACCGTAAGAATTCATACAAGCTAACATGTCATCTATTGCTAAAGCAGTAGCTCTATTTAAGAACATCATGTTTTCTTCAATAGCACCATTTTTATCAAACTCAGCTAATATAGCGTCGAACTCAGCTAGATCAGTAGCACAGTTAACACCAGTAACACCAGAAGATTGATTACCTCTAGTTTTAATAGCATCAAATAGACCTTGGTGACCAGTAGTAGCATCAGCACCAGCTGTATATCCAAAGTAAGAATCAACAAGAGACTCAGAAGAATCAGTTGGAACTGTTTCAATCATAGACATCTCTAAATAATCTGTAAATCTTGCTCTAGTTTCAGCCTCAGCTTTCATGTACCATAAGTAACCACCTGGACCTTCATCTCCAGAAACTTCTACCCAACCAATTGCCGAAGCATCAGAACCTGATACAGCGTATTTATCTTTCAAGATAATTGGCTTGTTAGAGTAAGTTTTGTGAGCTGGCTCGTTTTGACCAGTTCTACCGTTGTCTCCTTTTCCAAATTCAGAACCAATAACTAATATAGTTAAATTAGTATCACCATCAGATCCTTGAGCGAAGCCCATATTTGCTAAAGTTGAAGTCGAGTTTCCAGCGTCGTAAGGAACCACGTCAAAAGTATCTGCACCAACTGGATCACTAACAACTAATACAACACCCGTTGCGCTTTCATCAGCGATTAATAGAATATCGTTTTTTCTAATACCGTGAGTAGTAGTAATTGTTCTACCATCAATATCTTGCTCGATTTCTAACTGACCACCCGCGTTAGTAGCTGAAACACCACCAACAGTTCCTGCTGTATCATCATCGTGAGATACGTGACCTTTATATGCAAGATGTAATCTACCTTGCTCTGACCAAATAACTTGGTCTGATGTCATTGACTCTTCAGCTCCTACTTGAGCTAAAAAACCTGACATCGTTCTTTTACCATAAGCTTCAGCCTCTCCGACTATAGTATCTGGTAAGTATTGCTGCGCCCATGTATCTGTACCGCCAGCAAAATCTAAATAATTGCTAGCTAACGCCATTTTCACCGGTGAGGGTGTCAAATTCGTAGCCGTTGCACCTGTAATTGCCATAATTTTGTAATTTTAAATTGTTATTTATTTTTAATTTTAAACTTAAAATCAGAAGAATCATCACCTAACACTTTAAACTTTAAACCACCCGCTTCAATTTTTCCATGAGCTTGTCTTGGATTCATATTCACATTCTTAGCTTTAGCAACGCTATCTTTCATAGCATCAGCTTTTCCTTGTTCGTAAAAGTGTTTTGCAACAGCATCTGCATTCATTGCTGTATATAGAGATTTATGATAACCTTTAGCATCTGTTAAAGCAGAGTTCTTATCCAAAAACTTTTTGGTGAAATTGCTTATATCGCTCTGAGTATTTTTAACCTCTTCAGCATTGTTTACATTAAACCTGTATTTCTTATCACCGACGTTATATTCAAAACCTTTGAACTTGTCGTTAAAAACTTGATTAGTTTTTTGTGTAAAAATATCAGAGTTCTTTTTAACTGTTTTTTGAGTTGCTTCTGACTCCTTGTTATATCTATTAAAGAAATCTACAGCTTTTTGTTGCTCAGCTGTGAGCTTACTTCCAGCTTTAATTTCTTCATAGTATTTGGACTTTTGCCCGTCCAAGTGGCTTTTAGCGTCGGCAACTTGCTCTTTTAACGCTAATTTTTTTCTTCTTATATCTCTTTCTTCGTCAACTTCTTCGTCGTAAGAGAATTGATCTTCCATAAGGAAGTTAATTTCTTCGTTGTTTAAATGAGGTTTTGTCTGTTTGTAATATTCGTACAGTAGATTTTGATCATCTAACTTTGAATAATCTTGATTAAGTCTAACATAGTCATTTAAATCACCTCCAGTTTCTTCCATAAAGTCCATTAGCTTTTGGATGTTTTCTGGTAATGGTTTTCCGGTAGCCTCGGCTTCAGCTACAGCCTCTTCAACTTGCTCTTCAACTTCAGCAACTTCTTCTTCAGTAGAATCTTCAGTGATTTCTTCTAATACTGGAGTTTCTTGTGCTTCTGCTTCCGGTTGTACTTCTTCTTGTTTTTCTGTGGCGTCGGCATCTTTAGACTCTGCAACCACTCCGCTGTCGTCAGCGTTATCTTCTTTAGTTTCATTTTTTTCTTCTTTTGGTGTTGGCGGTTTGCTTAAATCTACTTTAATAACATCGTCATTTCCAGCAGAATCAAATTTACTTTCATCAACTTTTTCCACGTGCTCATCACCTGGATCTCCTTGATTTACTTTTAATGCAGTCTCTTCGACTACTTCTTGTTTTTCTTCTTCCATAATATAATATAATAATAATTAATAAATTCTAACTAGGGTCAAAACTACCCAAATCAAATCCTCCACTTAGTATATCATTACCTGCGGACTCAAAGTTTTTAGGTGGTTTACCACTATTTCTTTGTTCAATCATTTCTGATTGTTGTGTTGCTTGTATTTTTGTTCTTTCGTCTTTTCTATCTTCTTTTTGTTTTTCTCTTTCCTTCATTCCATCAACTTCAACTCCCTTTAACTGCATGTTGTATTGAAACTCTAAAGCCATAAGTTCTTTTTTCATAGCAGCCTCTTGTTGCATTTTTTGAGCATCTATTTGAGACTCTATTTGCAATAACTCTGCTTTACCAGCGTTTAACGCTTGGTTTTTCTGAACTTCAGCTTGAGCTGCGGCTTGTGCAGCTTGTGTATTAGATTCTGTTTGTGCTTGAATGTTCTCTAGTTGAAGCTGTCTATCTCTTTCTTGTTTCTTTTTTCTTCTTATTTTCAACAGTTGATTAGCTAGCTTAATATTTTTAACCTCTCTTAAGTCAATAGCATCTTCAAGTTCAATATTTTTTTGTTGAATAGCCATTTGAATATTATTTTCTAGCATAGCTTTTTCTTCTTCATCAGGCTGTAATTGAATGAATATACCAAAATCATAAAGATGTAGATTTTGCATTTCTTCTAGTGTAGCCACGTTGTGCGCTCCAATCGCTTGGATAAAAGCGTCTCTAGTTGGTGAATACTCTATAATATCTGATATTCTAAGTGACAAACACTCTGCTGTTTCAGCTGTTAAATACAATCCAGCTTGTAATATATGTCTTGTTGCTGTGTTACTGTTTGCGGCTGCTAATTTTTGAACTCCAACTAAAGCATTTTTATCTGGCATACTGCCATCTCTAGCTTCATTAAGTCCGGTTACATCTCTTATCATTTGTAGATAATAATTATAATTACCTATAAGAGCTTGCATTTTGTTACCACCACTACCAGATGTTATTTCTTGAATAGGTACTTTACCTGGATTCATATCACCTTCACTTGTAAACGATCTACCAATTACGGAACCAGTTTGGAAGAACATATTTAGCGCTTCTTGTGGGTTATAATTTGTACCATTACCTAAATCAACTTCCGCTAAACCATCAGCATCTAAGTAAACACCATCTGGAACCATACGTGACATCACTTGCTGCAGTTTTAAATGTGTAAGTTGAATCATATCAGCAAAACCAGTTATACGTTTTACTAATGAATCTATTTTACCATTGTACATTCTAGGTGCAACAATAGCGTAATTCATTTTTACCTTAGTAAAGTCACTTTTAGGACGCATCATATTTGATGCCATTTCCCACTTTAACAACTTGTCTGTACCTAAAATCATAGCGCCGTCATATAAGCACTCTATAGATCTTAGCATTCTACTGTATCCACCTTCTTTATCTTGTGGTGGATTAAATGTATCATCTTTAGGTATAATTTTATCAGCACCAGTGCCTGTTTCTTTTATTTTATAAACTTCATTCATGTAAGTTTTATAATTAAAATATAAAACTTGAATAGTATTGTTGTCTTCTTTATCTTCGCTATATCTTGAGTTATAGTTCGATCTATTATAAGATTTATTTTTCATTATATCCTCGAGATCACTTTCAGTTAAATGAGGAAATTGTTTTGCTAGTTCGTTTACAGGTATAGATTTAACCTCACCAACATAATATATGTCATCAAAATAAGGAGAGTCAGTATAAGAATAAACCAAGTTAGCTGGGTCAACATAATCTATAGTTACACCTTCAGATGTATTAAAACAAGTTTTTACCGCACCAATACCTAAAACAGTTAAATCATAGTAAAACTGCTTTTTGATCAATTCATATTTATTTCCTTCCATCAACACGCTTAAAGCTTGTTCTTCTGCTAATTCTACAGCTTGCTTATAAGTCAATTGCATGTGGAGTTCTAGTTCTTCTGATGTTTCCGGTAAATTATCTTGGTCGGTCTCGTACAAATCTATATTAAAATTTTCTTTAGCAGCTTGATTAAATTCTTTAGTCTGCATATCTCTTATTATAGCCTCCATATACTCAGCTCTTTCTTTCACTCCATTTGGAGATTGTGAAAATGCTTTTATATCATATGTTCTTTCAGCTATACCATTTACTACTATATCTACAAACTTAGAGATAATTGGAACTGGTTTCCAATCTAAATTAAGATAGGATAAGTCACCATTTATAGACAACTCATCCTTATATTTTTGAATTGATTGTTCTCCACGAGCATACAATCTTAAACTATGAAAATTATTAAAATTATTTCTATATCTATTTAGACTTCTATCGTTGTTAAACCATTCTTGCTCTATAGCTTTACCAACTTTTAAACCATAATCAAAGCTAAGCTTTTCAGCATCACTTACGGTTTGATTTGGGAAATAACTTCTTATGCCAGACTCTGCCATATATTTATTTTATTATTTGTGAATTAGCTCCAGTATTACTATACTTAGAAATATTTATGTTTAATTTAGGTTTTTCAACCTTTGCATTTGGCGCATACAAAT